GATGTTCCAAAGGTTCGCCCGCAGTAACCATCAATGAGATCTGATGCCGCAGAACCGGCCATATTGATCAGGGAGTCATCTACAGAATCAGTAATGCGCAGCGCTGCTTTGATCTGCGCCGTACTCGCATAGAGGCTCATGCTGATCCTTTCCGCAGGTATTCGATCATTCTACCCATCATTTGTAGCAATTTATGCTGACAGAAGGAGAGCGAAACGAATGCCCCTCTAGTGTCAGATTCACGAACGGATTAAGAGACATCACTCCTACGCCCATTGATCGCAGTTTCTTTGCCACCTTTGGCAATTGCTGCTCCCAAACCGGGTAAGGCTTGGGATCGCCTGGCGCGTATCCTTCGATTGCGTCCCGCTCATCCAAGATCCCGCAATCAGCGCCAGCAAGGATGATGAACTTCGCTCCAAGATACGCCGCAAAGTGCATCCCCATATGCAGCGAGGTAGGCCCGCAGACGAGATGATCATCATGAGTCGGCCAGTGCTCAGCAGTATCAAACTGTGAAAACATCTGCGGATTCGTTTGCACGAAAAAGACGTTCATCTGAGTCGGTCTAGTCTTCGCCGGGTAGCCGATGCCTTGCTCCACCATAGGAACGATCACCGGGAGATCAGGCCTAGCATCAGCGAGGATATGCGCGTCTAGGTGGTAGTGAGTGACTGAGTAGAAGTCTTTAAGCCCGAGCGCTTCTCCTGCTCGGTTAATGCAGACTGTCGGCTTACCGTCGAAGAATCCTCGCGGTACATGATCAAGTGTCGCACCAGAGCCAACAACGTAGATCGTTTCTCCCGAATGCCTGCGCTTAAAGTCTGCGTAGTGCTCAGCCATTAATCCCACGAATTAACTCGCCTTCGCTCAAGACTCCAGCCGCCCTCATTCGGCTTCTCGCGCTTCCGCTGCCAATAGTCAGAGTTATTCGCGTAGGTAGCGTTATTGCGCTCGCCGAAGTATTTAAGGGTAGAAGAATTGTGATGAATGATCGGGATCTCAGAGCGAGTGATCTTCACTCCTGCAAGCATCGCGCGTAATTCATAGTCGTTGTCTTCGAAGTAAGCCGGGTGGAAACCCTCATCAAATAGCCCGACGCGCTTCACGGCATCCTCAGACAGCGCAAAGGCGCTCCACGGCTGCGGAGATTGAGCGAGCATGATTCCTTCTCCAGCCTGCTCATAGAACGCTCTCAGCGAGCCTGCGGGCCATTCAAGGTCATAGTTGGCAATGAGCCAATAAGGAGAGAACGGATCAGCCTTAATCCCTAAATTCCAAGATCCTGCCACGCCAAGATTCGCAGGCATCTTGATTACCTTCGTTGACTGAACGTGCTCAATCGGCCATCCTGCTGAAGCTCGCAGAGCATCCCCGTTGTCAATGATGATCAGCTTTCTAATTGGGTAGTCGATTGTCTCTAGCATCCGATAGAGGATCTCTGGACCCGCGAGAATGGGAACGATCATGCAAGGGATCACCGCAGAGCCTCCATCGCTGGCAACCAATAATTATCAAAGACGAAATCTGCCCCATACTGCGCCACGAAGTCTTGCGCTATATGAGATCTCCCACGGCCCCGACCGTATGCCGCTTCCATCGCTTCAATGATGGAAGGAACGCCGGGCGTGATCATCCAAGCGCGCTGCGGAGAATCCCAGAACGGCTGCCCCTCAACTAGCCAACCATCGCCGAGAAGCTCGGGAGATGCGCTCGCATTCGTGCAGATGACCGGTGTTCCGCAGGCCTGCGCTTCGATCTGAGGAACGCCGAAACCCTCGCCCATGGAAGGAATCAGCAGCGTATCCATGGCGGTATAGATCGCAGCTAGGAGATCATTACCAATACCTGAGCGATAAACGTACTGATCAACGAACACGATTTGATGATCAGGAATCCCGCACGCGGCAGCAAGCTCGCGCAGGTTGATTCCTCCCATACCTCCGCGATCCTCCGTATGGATGTAGAGCACTGCATCTTCATGATGCTTAGCGAACATAGAGAAGGCTAGGAAGGTTTCAGGAAAAGCCTTGCGAGGAGGATAAGCGCCTTTGTTTGCGCTGACCATTCCGAATACGAAACGATCTTCAGGGATACCCATGAACTCGCGCCCGGTCAGATCCTTACCGCCTGCATTAATGGACTCAGTAGGCTTGAAGATCTTTTCTATAGCGTGAGGAACATACAAGCAATCAATGCCAGCGTTATTCAGCATCGCTTCACCAAAGCGGCTCATCGCTATAGGAGTCACGTTCGGACGCTTGCACCAAGCCGCAACATCTGGAGGAATCGGAGAATGATCGATAGGAACCCAAGACGCGATTTGCTCCACATCGTCCCACTGCGAACCCTTGAAAATGTAGACATCGTAAAGAGTGATGAGCAGAGGATCTAGGCCTGAGTGCTCATGCCTCCAAGCGTGATAGTTCGCTACCACAACATCATTGGAATGCATATCGAATCCGCGCGGATACTGCCTAACTCCATGCCAATCAAGCGTAGTTCCCTCTAGCCCATAGTTAGAGGAGACAGCGACATGATGCCCCGCTGCTTGCAGTCTCGTGATCGTTTGCGCAGTCTGCGCACCGTAGCCGGTTCTGGCCCACGGACTATTGGAGTTCCAGAGGATCGCCCTGGCTTCACTTCGCTTCTTCAGCGGCTTACTTGGCTTGCGTTTGTTCGACATCGCAGATCCTTTCGCAGGTGAGACCTAATCGGGGTTCCGCACCCTGCGATAAATACGGAACCCCGACTAGGGGCAGAGAGGGTATTACTAGGAAGCGCCGCCGATGAAGTACTTAACATGCGACGTCTGCGGAAGATCCCCATCCACCCGGAAGGTGCAGCGGAAGGTTACGAGATCAGCGCTGAAGGCGAAGTCATCCGAGCGATCCAGGCGAATGCCGCCGACAGTCCGAACGTAATAGCTCGGGAAGTGGCCTGCGATGACAGACTTCGCGCTGGTAGCAGCCGCAGCCATTGCCGGATTCTCAATCAGAGGAACGCCGAGAACACGATCCGGCGTAGCCTCGCTCATTGACGGCTGGAAGACGAAACTTCCATTGCCATCCTGAAGGGTACGCATTGCAGCAATGCTGGAACCCTTCGCCATGAAGCCCGTTCCCGGAAGTGCCCGAGCTGCGGGATCAAGCGAGTAGTAGAGGCTGACGAGATTCGCATAGGTGAATGCGCCCGAAACACCGGTCCCACCAGTAACGCCAGAACCCGCAGCGGTAACAATACCGTTCGGCTCTGTCGCGCTGTCGCTCCCGGTCGTGAGCGCGGTATTGACCGCGAACCCGAGAGCGTTACCACAGTTCATAGCGAGAAGATCAAGGACGTTAATACCTGAATCGTTCAGCAACTCGGAGCTCACCTGCGTGAGGAATCCGTACTTGAAGGCGTTCAGTGTGATAAATGCGGAGAACGTCGGATCAGACTCGCCGAGCGTTGCAGCCTCAGAATTCACAGTCCCGGTGGAATATGTTGCCAGCCGTGGAATTTGTAAATTTTCTCCCCCGGCAGTATTAAGAGTAGTTCCAACGCTGAGCATCGGGCCGACAGCGCGAGCAAGCATGATTACCTGATCGTAAAAACTAGTCGGCACCGGGGCGCCCGTCGAAGAACGACTGATATCGCGGCGCTCGGGTGCGAACTCTGCCGAACGAATCTCGCCACGCGCAAGGCTGCGGATGGTTTCAACATCGTTGACTGACCGAGACTCAGGAGCGTTAACCGGACGAATCTCATTCTCATGACCGGCCTGCGCTGCGCGCACCTCAGACTCATGAGCAGCCATTGACTTAATCTCATCAATCATCTTCGTACGTCGTGAGAACTCCTCATTCGCACGATCAAACGAAATCCGCTCATCAACGGTCATCGCGCGATCCTCGCTGGCGCAAGTGTCCACGATTGCCTTCGCTACTTCAAGATCCTTTGCGCGCGCTTCGTACTGCGCCTTCAAAACGTCCATTACGTTATGCCTTTCGATAGATGTTCGCCGCAGGTATT